CAATTGAGGAAGATGATATATCTTTTAATTCTTTATGCATACAATTCCTTGCATCCTATGGAGACTCTAAGCCGGGCGGCATGTCGCTGGAGGACTTATATAAGGGAAGTCTGGATAAAATAAAGGTTTGTGGATTATTTGAGCTGTCGCTTGAAGCCATAGGCTGCTTGCTTAAAGGTTTAACCCTGGAAGAGGCCGCGGGTCGTATGATTAAGTCTGCAATAAAAGGAATGTCTCTTGAGAATTTAGGAGATTTTTTCTTAGTAGCGCTTCCGCCACAGAAAGCAAAAGAGATTCAAGATTTAGTGCAGACTAAAATAGATGGTGGAAATGTTTTCCCAGACAAATCAAGATCTCAAGAAATTTCAAATGCTATAGCAACTGGAGCCACCGTAGGTGAGCCGTGGACTGATAGCGGAAAAGTACAAGAAGAAAAAGAATCCATGGTAGAAGGAAATCAAGAATCCATGGTTCCTTCTAGAAGTAGCGAAGGAGTAACACAAAGCAATGCTGGGTCCGCTCCCGGTACATTGGCCACCGCTAGCGCTTTCAAGGCGCTCAGTGATTCTGTAATTATCGAGGCATACGCCGACGCCCTTATAGAGGTTTATGCAGGCGATATTTTATCTCCAATTGAGTTACTAAATAAATATCCAGGCGCCCAGATAATTGCTACTGCTTTGGCTATGTTTGACTGTCCGGAGGCGCCTGAAGATCCCCCAGTTCCGTCTTTTATGAAGACGGGCGAGTTCCCGTTTTGTAATACTCCGTGGGCAATTTCAATACCGAAATTTGAGAACCCATTTCAGTGGATCCCTGAAATTAAAGATTTTACAGCTGTTATTTTTAAAATACTCAAATTACAAATTAAACAAATGATTGTAAGATTAATTGTTCAAATGATGCAGAAGATTTGTGCTCTAATAAGCAGCGCCGCTTGTAAGGGCCTAGGCGCCATCGGTGGAGCGATTACTGGAGAAGGAGAAACTAATGGCCCCGGCGCATTTAGAGACGCAATAAAAGGTGCAATTTGTGGTGATGATGCCGACGATGAACAAGTAGATAATACGATCGCAGACTTATTTAAGAGTTTGGGTCTTGGTGCTGCAGCTTTAGCAAACCAAGAACGTGTAGATTCGTTTATGTCTGATTTGTCATCTTCGGTGACAAATAAAGAGCTTATGTCTGCATTCGTAGGCGATCCTTCGTCCGAACTACTGCAAATCGTTGATAGGCTGATAGAATACGAGTATACCGAATTCAGAGAAGGGCTGCCTAATCAGAATTCTGCAGCAGATTTTTTTGCAAACGTAGGGAACTTATTTCCAGCAGATCTTAAAGATGCCATCAGAGATCAATTAGATGCTCCCGGCGATGAAGATGTGCTACCTGCTAATCCGTCGTTGTGTGCTACCCCCGAACAGATAGAAGATTTTTGCGAAAGACGCCAAGCACTCCTTGCCGGTCGCGCTACCCCATCACAGATTGCACAGATGTGTGAGAATACCAGAGATCAAGCAAAGAACGATCTTGAAGATTTAGGTGATTTATTGCAAGGTGGTTTGCCACAATATCTTGCAAACAATATGCCACCTTTGGTCTCGGATCCTGGTTGTGATAATGGTCTAATCCCCTATGAATCAGAAGAAGCTGTTGCGGCTGCATCTATGGCAGCAAAAAACGAATTAAAGAGATTGGAAATAGCATTTACTGTAGACATGCTTGGGAATGGCCCCGGTGAAAGTAGGTGGGGACTAATCAATATGATTATGTCTGATACAATGGGAAATCCACTAACTGCGCATCATAGAAAGGCCTACTTTAACCCATTCTACGTTGACTATTTTACCGAAGAGGACGAGGACGATACCGATTGGAAAGATTTACTCGCAGGAAGATTTATACCTGTATCTGTTCAAAGAGGCGCCTTTCCCGCTAAAGTTGCCGAATGGCTAGAATATCAGCTGCTTGGTGATGAGTCCGTCGTAGCAGCCACAGATTTTCGAGATTCTTTGTCTTTTAGTTCTAACAATAATTATATAGGACCGCAAGTAACTACGGCTTCCTTTGAAGATTTGGGCCTGACACACAAGCCCCTCGCTGTTCAAGTTGCAGCGGGCGCTCTGACTGTTGCTGGTGCTGGCATAGCCGGCGCCATGGCCGCCGCAGCTGGTGCAGGGGAGTTATATGAAAAACCAGAAATCAAATTATATGAATTACCTGATTTGGGATATAATGTTGGGATTAAAGTTGATTTAGAAAATGAGGGCATGAGGTTTATACGAAAAGGGAGGAAAGCCGATCCAGATACTACGCTCGTATTCAAAGACAATGCTAAAGGGTTGAGACTGGGAGACAATTCAAAAGACTCAGCATATTCATATGGATTTGATCTTGAAATGTATTTGTCGGATTTAGAGAACACAGCGCCAACGATGTATGCCAGCAACCTCGCCAGCAAGACCCAGCCCGTGCCGGAAAAAACTATTCACAATATTTATAGTGATAATGTTAGGATATCAATTGTTGAGAAATATAATCCTGGTGCAAAATTTGAATCTCCGCTCAATAAAATTTCGTTTTTCCCAATCCCAGCTGTTGGTGACGATAACAACGAAGAGACAGTAATATCTGAGGTAAAGTATGAATTTAGTGCTTCAGATAATGCTCTTGATGAACTAGATCTGTCAAATTATCCTAGCTTTGCTAAGAGCTTTTCGGGCGAAAAAGAATATTTGCCGCAAGTTGTGCTCTTGAAAGAGATACTCAATAATAGAGGAGCGAATTTTAGCAGCGCTGATATTAAAAATGCACATGATGAAATAATGACAACTTTCTTAGATAATTTTGCAACAATAATTGGAACAGACAATCCTGCCTTTAATTATGGCGCCGAATTCGATCAGCTATCCGAAACTGACGTGGAATATGTTTTAGGCCCAGGCTATAGAGATTCTGGTATATCATATGGCGAGGCAGAAATTGAAGGAGAGGACGAAGACGGCAATAAAGAATATCGTAAAATTTTGAATAATGATATGATTTTAGGCATGAGTCGCATGCAATATCAGCTTGAGGAAGGAACATATGAGGGCTCTGCTACGATAAACAGAGTGCATTATTTAAACCCTAACCAGTTTGGAGGAACTTATATGAACCCTCCTGTATATATTGAGCCTATTAAAAATGAAGGTTGGATGGGCGTGTTAGATGCATTATTTCCTGAGTTAACACACTGTAAAAATGGTAAAAAAGATTTAGTTAACTTTGGAGAACTTGAAGACTTAATTACAGATCGTAGACCAAACATACCTCACGATGAAAGACTTAAGAGTAGCGATCCTGAGTGCATTGAACAGCTTCCATATAACAGAATTTTAGAAAGGGATTCGGCCGCATCCTTAGAGGGAATTATTACTGCAGCCATCAGAATTTTTATTGCCACACACGTTGTAAGATCCCTAGCAACATTTTCTAAATTTAAGATGGACTTTCCTGACATATTTAGTGATATATATGCTGCATATATTGTTGAGAGTATGGAGGAGGCGTTATCTGGCGCCGACGATGATAAGGTGGAAAGGTTTAGCCTCTTTAAAGATTCTGAGTTTTGGATTGCGTTTTTAGAACAGTCTGTCCAAATGTATGCGCGGAGAATAGACGACGGCTATGTAAGCGATCCGCCCCGACAAGCTCTCGATGCGTTGGCCAATTTAAACGACATGCAAGGAAGGCACCTGATCGCAAGCAAAGAATCCCTAAAGCGAGCCAAAGAGGCCAATACCGTTAAAAGAACAAAAACACTAAGAAATTATCGTGAAGAGAAAAATTTCAATGCTGTTTACCGCACGAGAGATGATGCAAAGAAAGTTCTCAAAGAATTGGTCTCAGAACAATTAAATATAATGGGCCCCCGACTTGTTGACGCTCTTAAATCTATTGGTGTAACCCCAGAAGTTAGAGATATGTCTCACTATGTATTTGAAAATTTAGTACAGGGCGCCGAATTAGATTTGTCAGATGAAGCTATGGTAATGACAAGTACCGAGCTGCCTACAGAGGGAGGCCTTGAAGATCAATATACTTCTGGTGGTGAGTTTAGTGTTTATAAGGTAAATGATCCTGATGCTGGATATTCCCAAGGCGATGAATATGTTGGATATTATCATACACATTTAGACGAAGAAGATAACTTAAACTATATGGCAGGAGAAGTTCATGTTGACGGTCCTCATAATTTATTAATGCCTTTCTCAACTAAAGTTAGTTTACCAATTGGCGATGTTGCCAATTATGGAGCTTCGGCATCGTCGGACAATAGTCAGCCTTTCTTGATTGAGAAATATATTAGTATTGATAATGTAAAATATTCATCATCTGATGCGGTAGATAAGATTCTAGCAAATGATGGAAATCTAAATATTTCAGATGTATATCCAGGCACTTTAGAGCTTATTTATGCTCCCGGCAATATTGAATTAGACTTTCACGGCACTGAGGATGAAGAAGCTGCCACGACCCGCGCAGCGCCAACTGATGTGGTAATAGGAATTAAGGGAAACATTGGAGTAAGATATGGCTTGCGTCTTTCCGTTGTTATTGATGGACAAAGAGCCACTGTGACTACTGTAGAAATAGACGCATTAGATACCCCAATATCAGAATTTCCTCCCTTTGAAGGAGACAGTAAAACGCTATTGTGTTTGTTAAATTTTCTCAGAGAAGATGTTGATTTTAGACTTTTAACTCGTTATATTTTTCCATTAAATAAATTAACTTCTACTCTTGCAATTTATAACGACATGGCGTTTTTGGCCTCTATTGGAGAAGTGACTGTTGAAGATGATTCAACTCACGGTGTCGGTGTTGAATATGATCAGAAGCCCGGCATGAAGGCAACCATATCTACGGTGGAAGACGATGATGGGAATGAGATTGTAGACTCGATTACTGAAGATCCGTCTGCTGGCTGGGCTAGCGTGCTAGATAGAAGCCCTGGCTTGTTTGGTGGTCGAATTGTTAATGAGTGGGATAATTGGAACAGAACGCTTCTAACAAGATCAAAGGTAAAACTAAAAAGGATGTTCAGAAGACACTATCGTAATAGATGGCGCCGACCCGGAGATTTTGGGCTTGATCTCCCCAGCCCAGGCCGAATATTAATGAACAATCTAAGAGAAAATTTAAGACCACCAGCCGGTCGAACCCTCTTGCCATGGTGGAAAAGAAGAAGAATACGCAGAAATCCGTATGACAAGAATGGAAATATTTGTGAAAAAGATGAGGGCTGAATAATTATATTGAGGTAAAAATATGTCTTCTTTAGGTGTGGCCTTGCCACTGCGATTATCCGATGCTGATGGTTTTGTTATGATAAAGGGCTTTCGGCGCCTTGTCAGACAAAATTTAAAAATGTTAATTTTGACAATTCCTGGCGAAAGAGTTATGGAACCAGAGTATGGTGTTGGTATGAAAAAGTATCTATTTTCAAGCTTTCATCAAAATCTATATGGCGATCTAGAGAATAACATTAGGCGCCAAGTTAAGATATATATGCCGGCAGTCAAGATAGAAAATATAATTTTTAACTCGTCAGACCCGGATAATCAAACTTTGGGGATAACTATACGATATTCAATTCCACAAATATCGATAGATGATGCGCTGCAATTTACTATTTAAAATGAGGATTCTTTAATGGCCGACAATAGAAAAAAAATGGTACCCATAGATTATACTAATAGGGAATTTAATGGGATTAGAGACGATTTAATGGAAATCGTAGAAAGGTTTTATCCCGATAAGTTTCGGGATTGGAGCGAGGGCTCTTTTGGTTCTTTGATGTTAGATGCGGTTGCATATGTCGGAGATCAGCTTTCGTTTTACTTGGATTACAACGTAAACGAGACCTTTTTAGATACAGCATATCAATATGGCAATATATTAAGACAAGGAAGAGTCCTTGGCTATAAAAGCACAGGAAGGCCCTCTACATATGGAATAGTTGCTATGTTTGTTTTGGTGCCCGCCTCCCCGACCGCTATAGGTCCAGATACAAGATATATACCGATACTTAAAAGAGGTACTTCTTTTCTATCTCGCGCCGGCCTATCGTATATATTAACGCAAAATATTGATTTTTCTAACGTTACTTATCCTAGAGTGGTAGCAAGAGTAAACGATGATACAGGATCTCCAACACATTATGCCATTAAAGCATATGGGAACGTGGTCTCGGGCCAATTACAACAAGAAGAAATAGATGTTGGACCTTATGAGAGATTTAAGAGGGTTGCGATTGCTGATCCAAATGTTTCCGAAGTTATTAAAGTGGTAGATACAGAGGGTAATGAATATTTTGAAGTAGATTATCTATCTCAAGATATGATATATAAGGAAATATCAAATAAAAACTTTTTAAATGATAATGTGCCCTCTATATTAAAGCCCACTTTGGT